GAATACAGAATGTAATAAAATCAATGACTTAGCGCGTTGCTGCGTCGCAGAGATAATAATTTGTAAACTTTATTGACAAAAATGCTGCGTTGCAGTATTCGCGCGCGCGCCTGCGCGTCGGTTTCCTGATGCGCGAAATCACCGTTCAACATCGCTTACGTCTTCCGCCTTCCCGTCGATCACGTCGCCACTGACTTCACGCAGTAACGCCGCAGCTTCTGCATGTAAATCGCCAACGCTGATGTTCACTGCGACCTCTTTGTGGCGCGTATCGTATTGAGGATTAAGCTTCGCTGCCATCCACTTATCAGTATCAACTTGTAACCTTGCCGAATTTATAGAGTTATCTTCTGCATGCACACTGACCGCCGTGTTAACCGCTCTCGACGCAAAGAAATGAGCTGACTGCTCTTGCGCTTCTACATAACGCTGACGACGTCCTTCCGCCATGTCTAACCATCTAGACCACAACTTGTAACCAATACCAATATCCTTGAGTAACTCGGTTAACGTCGTGCCAGTTGCCAACCGATTGAACAGCTCATCCTCACCGATCTTATTTACGTTGGCTAGTTTTACATCTGCAACTTTGCCCATTTAATTATCCTCAATTTTAGCTCGATCACTGACAAAAGCAGTAACCGCTTTCATAACGTATGGTAAATCTTTTGCCGGTATCGTTGCTACCAGTTTACCATCAACCCATACTCTCAGTCCATCGTCATACACTGACCAGTTTACCACGGTATTTCATCCTCCATAATTTGTTTAGTATTCCCCTTGTCAACAATATGCGTAATCTTTGCTTTTGGAAACGACGAGAACGCATCGTTCAAAAATGTATCTGTGAACTCTTGCCTGACAATACGCGCTGCATCCTCAAAACTATACACGACCCAGTTGGGATGCTTTACCCGTAACTCTGCCACGCCTTCCATTGCAAAGCATACGACATTGTCACTGTCTTCCATTGTCACGGCATATGCATGTGCAGGTAATGGCTCATGCCCTGCATCGAGCGCAGACTGCTCAAGCTTGTCCCACGCTTTCATGAGCTGACCTGCCACCTCATGTGTCGCTACAATATTTTCTTCTTCTACAAATTTACCGAGAGCTTCGTATGCAGCTCGAAATCGTCCGGCGAGCTCTGGCTCTACAAGCGACGGTAAACTGTCTCCCCACTTACGCTCCATTTCTCTTGCCTTACGATCTAACGGCTCGAGCTGCCCCCATACTCCGGCGGATATAGGTTTACTCTCATCGCCATGTCTAGGATCAAACGTTTTTTTATCTTTAGCTTTGTTTGCGCTTATTCTTCTTTTCACTGCCATGCTCCTCCGCAGTTAAGTTTGTTGCGTCCGAACTCCCTGCCGCAGTTACGTATATATACGTAACAACTGCGGCGGAAGGTTTTCTCCGCACTACACGCAGTCGTCCGCACTGCAACTGCGGTAACTGCGGAACTCAATGAACCGTCTCATTGCCGTTTACAGATAGCTTGAGCATACGCTGTAAATCGGCCATGTTTCTGTTGGCATCATGCGCTACGTCAACCATAGCGTCGAACAGAAGCACATATTGCATAATTGGTAACGGAGCAATCGGCTTATGTTCTTTAGCCCACACAATGCTCGCCTCACCGGTTACATCGTCCCAAATGATTTCTGCAAGTTTAATTTTATTTGTTGGCTTGCTCATCAGCTTTTCCTTCTTGTAGCAGCTTAAACTGCCTGATACGCCACGCTACGACCTCGAGCTCCTCAGCCATGTGCTCAGTTATCACGCCGCTAAATAATGGCCTACGGTCTCTCGCAGTCAACGCCTCACCGGCGATTAGGGCAAATGTGTGATCCTTTTTGGACAGCTCAAACGTCATATGAGCGACCTCATAATGCTCGCGCTCCGTCTCCGGATGTCTGCGTTTAGCTTTGACGCTATGCGTGCTCATCCAGTACACTCCCCGTCGTCTGCTTGGCAAAGGTAAGCTTCATCATCAAAAATCCAATCGCCTTGACGTTTTACGAAATCGCCTAAATCGTCATAGCTACGTGATTTATTAAATGTTGCTCCTACCTTCGCTTCCATATCAGCCCACCACTGCATCCGATCCGGATGTTCACGCCACATCATAGCTAGTGTCGCCTCTGATTTTAGAAAGCAACCGTCACAATTTCCCTTCGCTGTCACGCCATTTGGACCGTACAAGCGCAAGTCAAACGAGTGACTTTTCCAAAATTTCATAATTTCGCGTTTTGTTACGTTGTCATGGTACAATGGATACCAAAATGTCCATCGATCTTCTTTTTGTTTTTTGTTTACTCTTCGAGCTTCATCAGCCCTGATACCAATGCAAGAGTGCCAATTTTTCCATCCTTGCTTCACTAAATATCGTTTAATTGTTCTAACTTTTAGTTCTGCGGTACAAAATCTTGCAACCACGTTGGGTAAGTAAGCACGCGATAATAGTTTTTCAAATGGCTTGCCATCTCGGGAAGCACTATTATGTGAAACAATTTTATATGCTACTTTATTATCAACGCGATCATATTCCAACCATGTTATCGGCACGTCCCAATGGTCACTACAATCTTGAACAAAATTAAGAGTTTCTGGCATTTCTCTACCAGTATTTGCAAAAACAACTTTTGCACGCTCGGGCAAGCCTCCGTTTTCTTCTAAAATTTTGTATAACATAAACCCAGACGTGCGACCGCCACTAAAACTTATTAATACGTTTCCCTCGGGAAGTTTATATGCGCTCACAGCCCTGCCTCCTCCCTCGTAATCCACTCCCCGACGATAACTACCGGAACCTCGCGCCCATCGCGCTTACTGAGCCACGCAGAGTGCCGTAGCACGTCTGTATCTAGCCATTTCTTCGCTATTGCTCTGGCCTTCGCCTTTTCGTGTTTCTTGTCTAAGTCTAGCTTGAGCGTTTTGGCAACGGCTACGCCAATCCAATTCTTTGCTCTAACGTCTGACCGGTACGGCTCATCTGCCTGCTCGGCCTCCCCGACGAGACGCTGCACCGCCAGTGCGTCTTTTGAGCTGATACCGTCAAATAGATCTGGCATTGCATACGACGTTGCTACACCTACATATTCGCCGTTAGGCAGCTCTACACCGACCATACGCCGGTACACGGCATGTGCAGCCGGCGGAGCTAGGTTTGACTTACCATCGTCAACTCGAAATATGCCGAGGCTTTCCTGCTCGCTAACGCCTAACTTAAGCGCGTCTTCCTGACTAATCTTGTTAATGACTCTAGCCGCTCTCGCTGCACCAATTAGCGAGCCGGCGCCCCTGACGCTGTCTACAGTAGCCTCATCGCCATTGCTCTTACGTATGTGATGCACCAAGCCGACACTACAATCCGTCGCATCACAGACACGCCGCACGGCTGCCACCGCTGCGTTCATTGCCACGTTGTCATTTTCGTTTATCTGATTAGCGCCAACCCACGGGTCGATAAATACGACACCGATTTTATGGTGCTCAATTTTTTCGATCATATAGTTAACAAGCTCGTCATGCACCTCGATCCCGTCACGACCCTGACTTGCGAACATGATTTGCATGTCACGTCCTGCGTCTAAAAATAGTTTACCCTCAACGTCTTCCGGTGCAATGTTAAAGTGAAGCATTGCTGCGACTAATCTGCGCTGCATCTCCTCCAGTGGATCTTCTAAGTTAACAACCCAGACGTTACACTGCTCTCTAACTTGCTCACCGAGCAGTGGCTTGCCGGTAGCTATGGCAAGAGCCTCGACGATTTGCATCGACGTCTTACCGACGCCTCCGGCGGAAGCTAAAACGCTGACGTTGGATCTTATGTAGTGGTTGCCATAGATCCAACGCCGCGCAGGGATCAACGCAGGGTCGATCCAAGTGAAGGGCGTTGGCCACTGCCTCTCGGCCTCTAATGCCTCTTGCACTTCTTGTTCCACTGGTTTAGCTTTTGCAAGTGCTTCGCGCAACTTGGTTTCACCAACTTCCCGTAAGTAGTCGTTTGCGTCCTTGACGTTATCGACACCAAGTGCGTCGAAGCGCACGACATACACGCTCGTCGAGCCATCACCTCGCAAAACATCAGCCACCGCATCCACATTTAAATCTGGATCAGCGCATATCGTAACGTCTGAGGCGCGTGGTACATTGTAGGTAGACATACCTGCCTTACCAAACGTGCAAACGACTGTAGCCTCGTCTCCGGCGGCCTGACGTACACTTAATGCATCTTCTGGCCCTTCGGTCAGTATGATCGGGCCAGTGTCTCCTACGCTCATTACATTGCCTGCTATGACACCTCGGCTATACTTATTTATACCATTGTGCTCACGCTTCCGGCCTTCCGGAGTAAGCAATACGCTTTGTATGCCCTCGACTTCACCGGCCTCGCTGAGTGCCGGAAAGATAATTGCCGGCCCATCGTACACGTTTGGACTAAACCGTGCTATGTTCGACGCTGTACTGGCTCTAAGGCCACGATGATTGAGATACAATAGTGCCGGTCTTACCGCGTCTTTGTTTTCTCTGTTGATAGGGACGCTGCGCTCCCATGTAAGGCGCGCCTTGTTTATCTTTTCCATGCGCGTCTCGTCGTCTCTCGCTAATAAATCAGACGCTGCAAGCTTACTGATTAGCCGCTCGAAATCGCTTGCATTATATGGCACTGCGTCAGAGTTTTCTAATTGTTTAGGATTTTCTCCGCCACGTTTAAAACCTGACCCGATGGTGGCTTTAATCTCAGTCTCATTTAATCCGATTTGTTTTGCTGCGCCGTGTAAATCGACGATAGCTTTATCTAATAATGCAGGCGCAAGATGTGCATGCCTGCCAAGCGTAAAAGCAGCTTTATTAAGTACTTCATTACGTCCTCCACGTAATGCATGTACTACGTCGCCTACAACGCTTTCACGCACCTTTTCAAAATATGTTTCGCTCATTTGTTATACCTCTGTAAGTGCGACGCCCTAGACCTGACTCATAGGGCGCCGCGTCCTCCTAGAATCCGAAGTCTGTTTCTTCATCTTTGGAAGATTTCGGCGGATCTTTTGGAGCAATCTCCGCCTCCACCGGTGGCGTACCACCATGCGTTGTGTCCTCCTCCGGTGTAGCTTCTGGCTTATCAATCCACTTCCGGATGTTAAAGCCTATGTCATATGACGTGCCTTTGCCAATGACTATTGGCGTCGAGCTCGTCACTTGTATAACGGGTATCTTACCTGCGGCAAACTCTTTTGCCTTCTCAGCTTCGTTATAGAATTTTGCTATAAACTGACCGAGGCCATACGAATTGCCGCTCATCGACGCCTCACGGCCGTCTGATAGCCAACAATCAACTTCAAAGCCTTGCTTGTGGTTATCGCTTACTTTTGGCGTTGACTGTGACGGGCTCGGCCACGGCTGCCAATCTCGCACGCCGACATCAATATGTAACCATCCAAAGGTTACGTTTTTGATGTCGCAGGCGAAACCTTTTTCCATATCGATGGGTTCATCACCGTTTTCAGTTTTAACCCACCACTTATTTTGTGGTAAATTTGAACGAATAAAGTTTGATGTTGCGGTTGTCTCCGCAGTTCCAAATGTAAT